ACAAAAAAGGCTAATCTTTCGACTAGCCTTTTAAGTTTATATAAGATTATGATTATCTTAATTCGTTTACGTTAAATGTTGGTACACCGTCAACTCTTACGTGACCGTAAAAACGATTATTTACGACTTTTTTAGCGTAACGTGTCATGATACCTTTAACTGGAGCAAAGTTAAATGGATTGTACATTGTTGGAGTTAATTGTAAAGGCACGTATGGTGCGTAGATATAACCAGTATCCAATAATGATTTTCCTTTGTGACCGATGATTACTGAGTAAGCTGGTGCATAAGGGTCACGGTACACTTGGTAACGTCCACTTAAAGAACCGATTCTTTCAATACCCATGTTGTATTGGTCTTGCTCTGGGTTAGCATCAGATACGTGGAAGTATTCTAAATCGTCAAAGATTGCAGAGATTTCAGAAGAAACCACGATGAAGTTTGCACCACCACGAAGTGTTGATTTATGGATTTGAGCAGAAACTTGGTTTAATCTAGTGATTAAAGTTTGATTCCATTCTTTTTGAGTGTATGGGTTTGCAGATGTAGCAGCTTTTCTCCATCCGTTGTAATCCCAACGTAATTGCCATGCAGCAGCTTTACGGATATCTCTAAGGATTTCACGGTCAATCTCAGCAGCAACTTGTTCAGATAACATTGCAGTCAACTCAGCCTCAGCATCGATGTTGTGGAATGCACTAACGTCTTGTGCTAACTCTGGAGACCATGTAGCTCTTAATTTTCTTTCTTCAACAGATACAACAACTTCGTCTAATCTGAATGATACTTCACCCATTTCAGTTTCTAACTCTAATGAAGCGTATTCAGCCCATGCAGCAGTGAAAGTGAAAGCAGATACTGTAGTTGCAGAAGCACCAACATATCCATCATAAGTAGCAGTACCAGGTGTAGTAGCAGCACCAGCAGCAGTTGTTCCAACTGGGTGACGTAAATCTAACTCTACGTAACAAGTACCAGTACCGTCAGTCAATGAAGCTGAACCAGATACGATACCTTTACCATATTGTTGAGTTACTAAACGGAAAGGAACTTCTTTACCAGCAGCGATGATTTGGTTACCATCTTGGTCTAAGATAGCGTCAGTAGTTACAACGTGTAATGAAGCTAAGAAAGATTCAGTATCCATGTTGTTACCATTAGCACCAGTCATTACTTCTCTACCATTGTTTGTAACGTTTTTAGAGAAACCAGTGATTCCTAAAATAATACCTCTTAATGAACCATCAGTACTAGTTGGTAATGTAGCAGCTGGAGCAGCAACAGTATATTCACCATCAGTACCTAAAGTATAAGTAGCGTTTCCACCAACTTGGATAGTAAGAGTACCTTTAGAGTTATCAAATAAACCATCATTGTAGAAAGCATCATAAAGATTTTTACCTACAAATGGAGTTACAACACAACCACCAGCATTAACACAAGATGGTAAAGCAGCTCCAACTGGAGTACCGTTGTTAAGACCACCTAAACCAGTGTGCGCAGAATACTGTACATCGTATGCACCACCATTTACGTTATAATCAGAACCAGCGTTACCAGCAGCATCAACTCTTGAAGATGTTTGTGGAACGAAGTAGAACAATTTACCAATTGGCATGTTCATAGCTTGTACAGATACGATATCGTTAGCTAATAATTTAGAGAAAACTCTACGTACAATTGGGAAAACTACAGTTTCGAAAGAACCAGAGTTATTTGCAGTAGTTGCTTCAGTTAATAATGAAGACGCTTGGTTTTCATATAATTGAGCGATGTTTTCTTTTACGTGTCCTCTAAGACCGTCTAGGAATCCTAATGAATCCCATTTTGTTTGAGTTTCTAAACGAATAGCTTTCATGTGGTTTAAACCAATGTTACCTACTTGTCCAGATGTTAATAAATGTGACATAATTTTATTTTTTTTTTAGGGTTATTTTTTTTTATTATCTTTTTTCAACTCTGTTAATCAAATCCATGATTCTTTTTGTTGAAGGGTCAACATATGCAGTACTTTCATTTAATTGTTTTGAAGTACTAGTAGATGCTTCTTTAATGATTTTACGTTCTACTGATTCATTAATTGGTTTTCTAGATTCCAATTCATTTGAAATAGTTTTGTGTAATTTTTTAGATTCTTTAAGATTACTAACCTCGTCAAATCTTTTAATGATGTTTTGCTTTTCAGCTTTTGTTGTAGAGTGTTCAGTAAATAATCTAGTTACATAAGTAAGATTACTATTGAATACTACAGTTTCTACTAACTTATTTCTAAATTCTTTAAGAGCTGTTCTGAATTCTTGATTCTCAGTCTGTAATTTTTTAGCTTCTGTTAATAAAGTATTATATTTTTTTGCTGTTTCAGAAACAATTTGTCTAGCTTTGATAGTTTCATCAAGTTTTTCTCCGTCAACACTTTTCTTACCGAAACCTAAGTGAGATGAACCAGAACGTCTTTGTCCTTGGTGTCCAGCTCTACCGTTTACGTTTGCTATGTTTTCTTCGATTTCTTCTTCTTCTTCTTCTTCTTCATCACCCATTTCCATAGGTTCAGCTTCTTCAGATTCAGAATCCTCAACTTCTTCTTCTTCTTCTTCTTCTTCTTCTTCATCTCCCATTTCAATGTCGTACTCAACATTAGAATCTTCTTCATCACCCATTTCCATAGGTTCAGCTTCTAATTCTTCGTCATCCATTTGTATATCCATTTCCATGTCAGAACCACCTTCTAATGAATCTAGTTTTACAACATATTCACCAGGTTCAGTAATGTTTAAGCGAAGTTCATCACCAACAATTTCGATTTCGTCTTCACCGCTCATTTTTTTGTAAATTGCGATTACGTCTTCATCGCTTGCACCAGTCATATCAAGTTCTTCAGATGATTCCTCATCGTCCATTCCCATTGTATCCATAGATGGTAATTCAATTTCTGAATCTTCCATTTCTGAATCTACATCTTCCATACCACTTTCTGCATCAAATTCGTTTTCTCCAGCTTCACCAGCTAAAGCGTCAACGTCTTCTTCTTCATAAGCCACTTCTTCTAAGGACTCTTTCACAACACTATCAATTTCTTCTTTAGCTACGCTACGAAGTATTTCTTTTGTGTTAGCATTGAGAGCGTTTTGAATATTTGTAATATCCAAAAGAGCTTCTTCAAGTATTGATTTTTTTTCTGCCATTTTATCTTTTATTTATTTTATTCTTTTATTAGATAAGCACGAGATATTATCTCATTTGTTAATAAATATATGTTATTTTACCAAAAATCATTTTTAATAAAAAAATATTTATTTTTTTTAATTTAATCAATTAAAAATTTATCTAAATCATCTAGTAAATTTTCTTTGATTATTGGTTTCTTCTTTTCTAAATTTTCTACATATGGAGTCATTTCCTCTCTACTTCTACCTATCCAAGCATCTGGTGTAGAAGGTGCGGTAACAACATCCCAACAAATAATTTCAAAATCGTCTTGAACTATCTGTTCACCATCTTTTCCTTCTTTAAGAGAACCAACACCACGTGATGATACACCAATCTTTATTCTATTTCTTAATAAGTTTGCAACCTCATCACCTTTTGTTGATACAATACCATAGTTTATAAAACCTGGAGTCATTAGTATTTCCATCTTACCCATAAGGGTATGACCTTCCCACCATGTTTCAACAATATTATGTGATATTCTATCACCAGCAATAATTGATGACTCTGGGTGGTCTAATTCACCTACAGCTCTACGTTCACGTATTGCTTCTTGATATAGTCTATCTTGTGATTTAAGGATTGATTCTGGATATATTCTACCATTCCTATTTAGGATACCAAACTTTTGTAATACAACGTATACAATAAGCGGTTCAACAATAGCCATTTTGTTACCAGTATCTAATTTTTTGATTTCGTTTATGAAAGGTTGATTTCTAGGTTCATCTGGACTAATAAATCCAGCATCGTGTTCAATTAAACCACCCCAACCGCTTTCACCACGTTTTAATATTTTAAAGTCTTTATAATTTATATCCATAATATGTTTGCTTATATAGATATAAATATGTTCATTAAATAAAAAAGCCCCATATGGGGCTCTTATTATATTTTTTTCTTATTAAAGTTAAATGATTTATTACTTTCAAAATTATTCTTTATAATTTTATCAGTAACTGATTCTAATTTATCTTTCATATAATCAGTCGTTATCGACATTTCACTATTTAAAAACATTGTCACCTCACAACTCATAAAACTACGTTTCCCATATCTAATACCAGATTCTCTGATATCCAAATCTACAATAGTCCTATTACCATCAAAAAAACAATCACTTTCATCATTAAAAATATTGAATAGAGTTTGTCTTATCTTTTTATTCAAGTTTCGTATAACTTGATTATAGTTTACATTTTCTTCTTCTAGCGGCTGAGCCCATGAAGATATATTTATGTAAATTGCTTTGGGGTTCTTATTATTAACACTCCCGAAAACTACATTATAGTTTTTAAAATTATTGGTTTTTATTTCTTTTCCCGTTTTCATACCTGGTATATATTTTGTACAAATATAAGTAAAATCCAAGTATAAGTCAATACCCTATGAATTTTTTAAAGAACTCCTCAACTCAACCAATTTAGAAATGTTTTTAGTGTAATCTTCGTTTACTTCTAGCTTATCATTCAATAACTTATCTTTTACTTTTAATAATTTATCTTTTGCGTCTAAACTAGATTCTTTAAGTTTCTCATCAATCAAATCAATACATTCTCTAATAGTTTTTGAATAAACTTCTTTTTTCTTTGTATCATCAGAATCAATAAGTGTTTTTAACACTTCTTTATCAGACTCATCTAAATCAGCATATCTCTCATTGTATTTATCAACCATGATTGTTGATAACATACTATTTGGTAATTCAATACCCTCACCAACTAGTTTTTCTTTATTGTTCATGATGTAATTAACAACATAACTTTTAGCCTCTAAAATAGTATCAATATTTTTAGTGGTTTTAGGTGTGAATATCAAAGTAGTAATATTTTCATGTAATTCTTTTTTATCATAATCAGAATCTTTTTCAAACACAATATTTTCAGCTAATTTATTATTAGCTTTTAAAATATCGTTTGTGTTGTATTTTGAAATGATATTAATACACTCATCAACAAAAGATTTTGCTTTTGACTCATTTATTTCTACTTTATTTTCAATCACATTATAAACTAAGAATTGATTTTTCAAAGATTCGTTTTCTTTGATAGTTTTTAAATAAGATTTGAATAAATCTTTTTTGTCCTTGTCTTTAGTAACAACACTCTCAACCAATATCTCGTTGTAAGCATTTTTTATTTTACCAAAGTTTTGAACTGTTTTAGTAATATCTATTTTTGCCATTTTGTTTTTTTTATTATAAATATCTTATTTTACATATAAAACTATTATTCTTCTAACATTTTATCAATATCATCAATCATTCCATCAATGTCTTTGTTTATTTTCAAATTTTTATTGTAAATTTTAATGTTCTCAACTTTTTTTGTTTGGTCTGGCCTAATTGTTTCAACTAATGCATCTACAAACCTACTTTTATATTTACCATTTCTTTCATTTAATTTACCAGATAAAACTTCTTTTCTTTCAGTCAATATTTTTTCTACTCTTTTTAAAGATTCAGCTACTGGCTCAGCTTCTGTTGCTGCTTCCAATGCATCAATTTCACCACCAGCCTCTGTGTCTGCGGCAGCTTCTTCACCAGCTGCTGCTTCACCTTCACCTTCAGCACCACCTTCATCACCGAAATCTAAGTCTTCACCACCTAGACCACCGCCTCCGAAGCCACCGCCTCCTCCACCGCCTCCAGTAGCACCATCACCACCTTCATCACCTTCACCAGAACCACCACCAGCTAAAGCAGCTTGGTAATCACCATATATTCTATCAACATTATCAAACATACCAGTATGTTTAATAACAGCAGCTGTGTTAGCTAATTCAGCAGATGCAGCTTTTTCCATACGTTGTTCTAATAAATCTTGTTTTATTTCATCATCAGACCAACCCATAATTTCTCTATGAGCACGAGTCCATGACATAACACCAAATCCGTTACCTATATCACTAACAGCATCTTTAAGAAGTGAAACTTTAAGTTGTAAATGTTCAACTTTAAGCATTTCAGCTTGTGTGGATGGGTTATTAAGCGTAAGAGTAAAATTATCTAAATCTTCTTCAAAACCTAATAAGTATAAATGAATTATAGCTATCTTGTTTAATTCTTGAAGGATTGATTGTTGTATTCTATTTATAGTTCTAGAAAATCGAATATCTTGAATAGCTAAGTTTTTACCGTCACCAGTTGCTTCATCAAAACCTAAGAATGGTTTTGGAACACGTAATGCAGTAAATAAGTTACTTCTTAGGTATTCAATATCAGCAATTTGGTCTAGGTTAGATGCACCTGGTAATGTATCAATAGGGTTTGGTGCATTTTCATCCCTTACTGGTATGAAGAAATCTTGGTCATTTGCTAATTGATTATAACGTAAATCAATTTGACCAGTTTGTGGGTCAATGATTGGCATACGTTTAAATCTATCAGCAATAGCGTTTACGTATTGTTCAACGTCACCATCATCAATATTACCAACATAGATTTTATATACTCTTCTTTCTGGTGCTCTAGTTACACGATAAACCAACATACTATCCTCAGATAACAATAATTGTTTCCAAATACGTCTAGCCTTTTCTAATACAGAAGTACCATATGGTAATCTTCTATCATCACCCAACAATCTAAAGTGAGCTATTTGCCATGAATTAAATTCAACATCACGACCTCTCCAAAAGAATTTAACTTTATCACCAGCTGCAACTTCTTCATCTGGTAATTCTCTACCAGAAATCATATCAAATAATCCAGACTCTCTCCTCTCCATTTCGTAGTTAGGCATTTGTTTAGCACCAATTATACCATTATTCGAATCAATATTCAAATAAACAAAATTATCACCGTATTTACATGTATTTCTAGTCCACATTGGGCCAGCAGTATGGAAATCTAACCTATTGAAAAATAAATCTTCTAATATAGTTTTTACTCGTTTGCTATCAGAATAAATATTCATCATTTTACCTTGGTCATTAAGAGTTGTTGATTCCTCCATCATAACATCCAATGCAGCTGCAATCGTAGGGTAAAACTCCATAGCCTCAAAATCGGCATAAGAACCAATACGAGTTGTTTCATAGTTAATTGATTGTTGAAATAAACCACTTTCAACTTTTTTCCAAACAGAACCTAAATATTTGTTTTGTTGTGCTTGTAATTTAGCTGTTTCATATTCAGCTTTATTATCTGTTTTTAATAACTCCCCACTACCGATATTATAGCGTTGTGTTGAAGGTTGTTGTTGTTTTGGTTTAATCCCATCTGGACTAATTACTTGTCCTAATTTTTGAAATATAGTTAAATTTCTTTCTGCCATAATTTTTTTATTAAAATATAATGAATTTATTGGTAAATTAAATAGTTATTGAACATAATCACACTCTACATAAGCAAAATGTGCTTGCTGGGAATTTACCACTTCTAAATTATACACATATCTAGTTATCCAATCTTGACCTTGTGAACCAGCAACTGCATCACAATAAAATGGTTTTTCTGATGATTTATTTTTTGAATAATTATTAGGGTTAGGTGACCATTTATATAATTGTCCACCTACGCTTTTTTGTATGAATACTTTTTGTCCTAGTGCCATTGTAAATAATTATCTAGTTCTTCCAAATAACCACGCAAATTCACCTCTAGGGTCTTGAACATTTTTATACGCACTATGATTTGGATTTATTTTCTTTTCAATTTGTTTTGTTTCTGGGTTAATACTTGACACAGTTGGTGATACATTTGCTGAACTCGCCCAACTAGACAATATTGCTTTTGTTTGTTTTTCAAGTCTTTCTAAGTTCTTAAATGAATGTTCCATTACCCATAACGCCATTCCTAATGACATAAGTAAATCATCATGGTAACCTTCCATGTGGTCTGGTCTACCATTTTTGTAGATGAATGTTTTCATTTCAGAAATTAATCTACTAGAACGTATCTTGATACCGTTGGTTCTAATCTTATATTCTAAATTTGAAATCATTGGTAGACGTACATTCGTTGCATGAAACCCAGGTATCTTGTTTTGTCTATTGTACGATGTTAATTCTCTTTGCCTAGCAGAAAGAATTTTACCACTTGAATCATCATAATGCAAGTGTTTGTATTCGAATTCAAGAAGTTTCAATACAGTAGAAACACCCATACCACCAGTAACATCGACTACAGTATATGCTTTGTATAAATCACCGTATTCTTCAACTATTTGAGCCAATAAATCTGGTTGTATTTTACCTTGATATTCCATAACTTGTTCCATAGTAGTAAAATCTACCATAACAATAGTTGATGAATCTTCTCCATCACCTCTGGATACATCGACACCCATAATGTATTGATGTCCTTCTTGTGGTTCTTCCCACACCCATGTTTCTTGTTCTAAACCAGCAGTGTATTTAGGTTCCTTTACATTGTTCTTTTCGTGGAACTCAATGTATTCTTCGTTTATTACGTTACCCCCAGAACCAATGAATGATACATCTAACTCTTGTGCAATCATTTTGGTATCGTTGTTCATACCCATACACATTTGTTCATACCATGTCGATGTAGGTTTCCAACCGTCTTCAATCATTCTAGTATAAGATGCAAATGTAAATTCGTATTCTCTTTCTACTAGGTCATCTTTTAACCAACTTAAATCTTTATTGTAACGTAAATCTTCATACCATTTCATCTCAACGATATTGAAGTTGTTCTTTTTGTTTCTGGCTTGGTCATATGTTTTGTAATACAATGCATCCATACCATTTGGTGTTGAAATTAATGTTGCTCTACCCCCAGTACCTAATGCGGTAAGTGCTGCACCAAATACTTCAGCTCCATTATCAATATAAGCGGCCTCATCCATAATAAGGAATGTAGGTGTAAAACCCCTCAAAGCATCTTTAGAAGTTGCTACAGCTTTTACACGACTACCATTAGGTAATTTAATTTCTTTCTTAGAGTCAGTAAGGAAAATTGACTTACCTTCGTTTTTAGGGTTACCATAATACTCATGACCCCATACCCATCTAGGTAATTGATTTAAGAAATCTTTAATCTTCGCTAAGAACTCAAAAGCTAACTCTTGTTTGTTGGCAATAATTAATATATTCTCTGGGTTATCAGCATCAGCAAAACCAACTTTGATTGACATATATGCAGCTGTCGTTGTTGATACACCAGCTTGACGTGGTTTTGTTACAATATTAAATCTATGTTTTTCGTATGCACTAATAATCTCTTTCTGTCTAGGGAATAATCTAAATGGGACAAAACCCTCTTGAGTTTTATCAAACGTTTCCAAATATGTTTCAATAGCATGTATTGGCTGCGTAATACACCTTGCGTACTCCCTAAATATTTCTTGTGTTGTTAACATATTATTATTATTTTACTAATAAATATGTTGAAATCAAGTAAAAAAGTTTATTAGAAATGATAAAGGCTCCGTTTGGAGCCTTTATCTATTATTTATGTTTTTAATTTTTAAAATAATTCATCAAAATCAAAACCATTTTCATCATCAGAATTATCCTCGGAATCACCTTCGGAATCACCATCGGAACTACCGAATATTGTACCACCTATAAGTTCTTCAAAATCAAAACCTTGGTTATCGTATTCATCATCGGAATTTTCTTCATTATAGTTGCTAACCTCGTTCATTGCTTCGTTGAATTCCTCCTCTTTCAAAGCACTATTAACTTCATTAACAATATCTTTAATAATTTTCTTTCCTTCAGTAGTGTTTGCCATTACTTCTCTCATTTTTACATTGAATTCATCAACTGGTAATGCTGCTAACTCACTGTAAATATGGTGTTTCATATGAAAGTCATCTGGTTCAATAGCGTTTGTAAATCTAGACCAAAGACCTGGACCCATACGCATATCCCATGGTTCAGCAGCTAAAAAGTCAGCTTTGTTTATAACAAACTCACCAGTTTTTTTATCTTTTGGTAAACCATGTGCTGACATTAATTCCATAACACCTTTCACCAATTCATGAATAAGAACTGGGAATACCATTGCTTGCACGTGTATTACAGCTTTTGGGTTTGAAGCGTTAGGGAATTCAACTCTAACAACACCACCATTTACACCGTTTTCCATTTGAGGAACTATGTAATACATATAATCAGCAGCTGCCATCATTTTAGCGTATTTATTAGCCAAACGTGGTTCAATATCCGTCAATTCCTCATCAACCATATGGAACATATGATTACATTTCTTAGCAGCACCTTGTGTCATAGCATTAAGAAATCTTCTTTTGTAAACTTCTTTGTTTGCGTTAATCATTGAGTTATGATTATCAAACTCCATTTCAACAGTTATAGGTTTAGGATTCTTTTTAGTTCCTTCCATATTTATGTTATCAGTTAACTCTGCGTTAATTTCAACAACATCTTCACCCATATCATATTCTTCACGAACCATTTTTATTGCTAATTCAACCAATTCTTTTCTGTTTTTTGTTTCTAACCCAATAGTTTCATAAACCAATGGCATCATACCACGCATAACATCATTGTTATCAATTGAATCACAATCAAATGCACGTTTGTATCTTTTTGCTACTTCACTAAATCTTTCACCCATAATAGTTTCTTCAAAACTATTTTCATCTCCTTCTGGTAATACTGGACTACCACTCAAAGAATGTTTCTTTTCTCTTAAATCAGTTTCAAGTTGAGGGTGCATTCTTTCAGTTAAACCTTCTGGGTATAAAATACTTTCGTTTAAAGGTTTAGCTTTAGCTACTTGTGTACCTAATTTTGATTTTCTTAATGCTTCTTCAGCTATTTTTTTATAATCACTCATTATTTTATATCTTTTATTTTTAATGTTTTTATTACGTTTCTATTCTTTTTTAAAGATTCAAACAATTCTTTTTTCTTGATAACTCTATTTTCATTTGTTGGTTGTGGGTTATCACCAGTTAAAGGTGCTTCTGATGGGTCATCTTTTGCTAAATCCTTATATGAAGAAATTATTTGAGGTAATTTTTCAATTGGTACATTTATTAATTGTCCCATTTTTGTTAAAAATACAGATTGTTCCATTGTTGTGTCTAATTTTGCGAAATATTTACCAAACATGTTTGTCATCTTATCAACCAATATTTTTACATCACCTTTTAGTTTATCTATATTTATTTCTTCATCTAAACCACTATCACTTTTTCTTTCAAAACCTTCTTTAAAATATTCACCAGCTCTAAACGCTTTTAATTGTCTAACACCCATGTAATCTTCTTCTGGACCTAATTTAAGACCAGACCTCATCATTTCTTTATAGTTTTTAAACTTACCAACTACTTTACCAGTGTTTATGTTTACAAAGAAATGTTTGTAACCTTCTAAATCACTTAGATTTAAATAATTAATTAAATCTTCTCTATCAAAATATTCTCTTTCAGCAGTTGCATAATCAAAACCATTCTCTTCAACTGGTTGTTTATTA